TCAACGCGAACAACACGTCGTCGAACTCGAACTCGAACATCTCTGCGCGTCTACTTTTTCCAATAAATTTGAATCGTCTCATTGCGCAGGCTTTCCCTCATCCCTCGATGAAAATCATACCCAGAGGACGGGGCCTAGTAGGTAAACTCTCGAACCGCCCCGCAGGTAAAAAGGACGTGATATCATTCCTAAACGAGTTGGATTCCTCTATAACAAAATGCTTAGTATGGCATTTATCAAAGAAACGATACTTCTTGCCAGCAAGAGAAAGAAAAATCGCCGTAGTGTGCGGCGAGTGCTGGCAAACATCGATGAGTACGCTGAGAGGTTGCTTGTCATGTTGGACACGGATACCTTTGTTCCAACCAAGCCGAAGATCAATCAAGTATATGATCAAAGCTCCAGGAAGTGGAGAGAGATCAAAGTCGTTCCGTTCTTCCCTGACGCCTGTGTCCATTGGCTGTGCGTCCGGGCGATGAAACCTGTACTTATGCGCGGCATGCACCACTGGTCGTGTGCCAGTATTCCGGGCAGAGGTGGTGCAAGAGCCGTGAAACAAATCGGGCGCATGGTACAACGCCGCACGAAAAGCAGTAAATACGCCGCTCAGTGTGATGTCCGTAAGTTCTATGACAGCATCCCGCCGGACGGTGTAAGAAAGGCTCTGGAACACAAGATCAAAGACCGGCGCTTCGTTCGGCTTGTGATGAGCATCATTCAGGATGGCCTCGCAATCGGCTACTACATCTGCCAATGGCTTGCCAACTTCTACCTGGAAGGGTTGGACCGGGTGCTTTGCAAGCAGAAGGGTGTGACCTGTGAGGTGCGATACATGGACAACGTGACTCTGTTCTCCCGTAGCAAACGGGCACTGCACAAGGCTCTGAAAGCGGCAGGCTCCTATCTCAAGACGATAGGGCTTTCTCTTAAGGGAGACTGGGCCGTATTTCCTGTATCGAAACGGGCTGTAGATGCCATTGGGTACCGATTCAGTAGAACCTGTATTATCCTACGCAAGCGTCCCTGCCTGCGTTTTACGCGGCAGTGCAGACGCGCCGCAAAGCGCAAAAAGCGCAACGGCATCTCAGAGAAAATGGCACAGGGCCTCATGGCGAGAATCGGACGCCTGAAGGTATGCGCCAAGAAAACGCTGACAGACCGCTACATTCGGCCTGTCGGGATGAAATACCTGAAAGGAGTGATTCGACGTGCGAGTACACGGAGACGTGAAGCCGCCCGAATGGACGGCAGAAAGTTGCCCGAACAAGCCCGGGGTGGCGTTTGTACGATTTTGCCTGAACCCGGTTGAGGAAACGTCAGACGAACTAACCGGCTGGGTCTACGATGAATTTACCGTAGAGGTCCCGGACGGTGAGGATTTGCAGGAGCGAGTTGCGGCAGATAAAGAAAATCTTCTTTATGAAGCCCGCGCGAACGAAATCAATAAAGTAACCATTTTGAAAGAAAGTGACGAAGTGAACAGTATTCTTGCTGTATTACTGGGGGTAACAGAATGAACAAACTGCAAGCTGCTGAACAGTTCCGCCGCGCTATCCAGATGTACGCGGCTTCCCTGGCCGACGAACAGGCTCTTGAAATCCCCAGCATCTACCCTGCATGGGAGGTTGGCAAGGCCTACACCCAAGGGGACATTATCACCTACGGCGAAAACAACGTAGGAGACCCCCAGTTGTACCGCGTTGCCCAAGGCCACACCAGCCAGGCAGACTGGCTACCTAATGCCCTCCCAGCCCTGTATACCCCCATCGGCCTGACCCCGGCAGGCTACCCCAAATGGTCGCAACCCACTGGGGCGCATGACGCCTATAACACGGGGGATATTGTGGACTACAATGGGACTCTGTACAAATCCAATATCAATGGCAACACCACCGTACCGGGAACGGATGAGCGTTGGTGGAGTGTCTACACAGAAGGCTAAAAGTGTCGAAAAAATACGCACAGTAAAGACTTGTATACTTTCTGTATATGGTGTATACTGTGAGTAATGGCAGACCCGGGTTGACGCGCGGACTTGGGCGAGCTAAATAAACTGCGAAGGAGACAACAACATGGAACGCGAATATGCTTCTAAAGGTGTGGCTGGCACTGCCCTTGGCTTCGGCATCGCCGGTGCTGTCGGTGCTCTGTTCAATGGCGGCTGGGGCGTGGCACGTGCTGCCGCCGGCAACGGCAACTGCACTTGCAGCGAGAACACCGCTGTCAACCGCTATGAGATGAACCTGACCCAGGAGATCGGAGCGAAGGACGCCGAAATCTCCCTGCTCAAGGCAAACGCCTACATTGACCAGAAGATGGTTGATGTTTACACCACTCTTGACCGGCGTGACCGTGAGTTGCGCGACCTGATCGGCAAGAACAAGGACGAGCAGTACGCCATCAACATGAACCAGGCAGTTCTGAACGGCACCACCGGAGCAACCATTTCCTGCTTGCAGGCGCAGGTTGCCCAGCTCCAGGGCCTGACCAAGTTGGTTATCCCTGCTACCAGTGTCTGTCCTGAGCCGATGCCTGCAAAGAATTCCTGGACTGCTCCCACTGCGGCGGCAGCTGCTGGCGCGTAACAACGACTATGGGGGGCAATCGCCCCCCTTTCTCTTTTCTGTGAGGTACTGACATGGAATCTATCGAGAAAGTAAAGCGCGGTGTAGCGGCGTTCGTAGACCGGGAGCTGGTTCCTACCCTTCCTAAATGGCAAGGCATTTTATTCGGTGCCGGTGCTGCTCTGTTCCTGGAAGGGAAGAGCGAGGCAATGCTCAAGCATCCATTGGGCGCTATGCTCTGCCTGGTGGACGGGGAGCAGGTGGACGTGGACAAAGCGTACACCGCCGTCAAAAATCAGGCACAGGGCAAGTGGCCGGTCAGCATCGCTGGTTTCAAGTGTTCTGAGGAAGACCTGGACAAGCTGTACCGCTATATCAAGGAGGCTTAGACATGGAACATCTGGAACACCTGACTAAAATCATGTCAAAGTATGACGCGGCTCTGGACGAAGTATCGGACGCGCAGAAGTATGCAAAGGAAGCGATCTACGCCAAGAACGTGGAAGCGAAAGACCTTTACCTGTCCATGGCAAAGCAGGAACTTTCCCACGCAAAGAACCTGTGTCACATCGCTGACATCATCCTGGACACCGACGACGCAGAACACGTGCGAGGAACCAGAACGGTGTGGGACGAGATGAAAGCACACATCGACGCATGGAGCATGGAGGTTCGAGAAAAAATCGACCGCGTGGAACGAAACAGATGAACGCAAAGGCCCCCGCCCAAAGCCGGACGGGGGCCTACTTGAACACAGGAAAGAGAAAGGGGAACGAGTATGGCAAACATTATCGGTACTTCCTCGAATGGAGGAACCTATAACATTGGCTCCGATAAGGGCAAAAACTTTATCAGTGGAGCTTCCGCCGGAAGCACCATGACCGGCGGGGATGGTTCCACCTGGACGAAAAACAAGGACGGCTCCACGACGATCAACCAGGGCGGAAGAATTTACACGGTTCCCGGCAGTTTTAGCAGCTCCGGCGGTTCCTCCGGTGGCGGCAGTTCTTCCGGCGGCAGTTCTTCCGGTGGAAACCGGGTCGTCAACGTGGGGCAGAACGGCAACGCCCCTGCCGGGACGCGGGTCGGCGACACCGTCCACACGGCAGGCGGTGATTACATGGTAGTCGCCCCCGGTACTGCCGGGGCCACTTACAACCCGGCAAGTGGCTTGTGGTCTACGAAAATCAACAGTGGGAACGCAGGTGGAAACAAGACCTGGAATGTCGGCGCAGATGGAAACGCACCAGCTGGGACAAAGATCGGGGATACTGTTGTTACTGCTGGCGGAAACTACAAAGTCGTTCGCCCCGGCACGGCTGGGGCAACCTATAACCCGGCAACAGGCCTTTGGTCTCTGCGTATCAGCACCGGCCCTTATGGCTCCTACAACTCCGTCGGTAGCTATCACGATGCAAACCTTTCCGCCGAAGATGCACAAAAGATGAAAGCTTTACAAGAGCTGTATTCTTACTATCAAGCAATCGGCGACAAGCAGAAGATGGACGAGACGCATACAAGGGCAGAGGAACTGAGAAAGCCGTATGGCTACTCAGGCGGCGACGACGGCTCCCAGTATCTTCCCTTGAAGCAGGAAGAGGACACACTGAACAAGATCGGCCTACCCACTTATCAGCCCCAGGTGGACTATGTAAACAACCTCTACGAAGCGCAGAAAGACAAAGCTCTTGCCGCTCTGCAATCCTCCTACGATAAAAGCCGTATGGAGCTGGAAAACGCGATGAAAGAGATCCCCGGCACCTACCAGGCGCAGGCGAACCAAATCGCGGCAGAGGCACTGAAACAGCAGCAAAACTTCAACGAGAGCGCCGCCTACACTGGCATGAACGTAGGGAATGGCTCTCAGGCGGCACTTGCCATGGGCAACCAGCTTCAGAGCAACATGAGCAACCTGCGCACGAACGAAGCCAACGCCCTGACCAAAGTCCAGCAGCAGCTTTCCAGCCTGTATGTGGAGTATCAGAACAGCATTGCGGAGGCCATTGCAAACAATGAGTATGAGCGTGCTGCCGCCCTACTTCAGGAGTACCAGAAAGCCGCTGAGAGCCTGGTGAGCGTGGCAAAAGACCAGGCCAACCTGAACGTTGACATTGCTGGCTTCAACAAGGACACCCACCAGTACAATCAGGAAATGACCTTGCAGAAAGCGCAGGACATGGCGAAATACGGCGACTTCTCCGGGTATCTGAAACTTGGGTTCAGCTCTGACCAGGTCAACAACATGCGCCGCGGCTGGTTGGCTTTGAATCCCAACGCGGCACTTTACATGCAGTATCACTAAGAAGGGGGCTTATCCATGGCGGACAACGAAGCACTGAGCCGGATGCGGTATAAAGCCAAAAAGAAGAAAAAGAACCCCAAGGAAACAGGGGCGTCTTTGCTTCAAAGTGGTTCTAGTATCCTGTCTAGCGCAAGCAAAGGGAAGAACACGGCTTCTAAAACCACCAAAACCAGAAACGGGAAGGTTGCTGGTGTTAAGCAGGTCTCTCGTAATAATAGCAAAAGAAAAAAAACAACCACGCCCTCTTCCAGACAGTACCAGACTGCTCTTGGTGGGAAGAAGTCTCTGCCTATCATGGCAAGTGACGCAGCAAAGAAAGCCCATGAAAACACGATGGATACCTCTCCTATGGGACAACTTCGGCGACAAGGAAAGCGTATTCAGACCAGCAGAACGGACAACTTCAACCGAGAAGAGAATGATTCTGCGTTGCCTAGCGGCCTGGCATCTAACCTGCGAAACGCCCAGCGCAAGAAAAACAAGACGGCGCTTTCCAAAGCAGACCGGAAGAATCTTTCTAAGCCGGAACAACTCTATCTTCGGAGCCAGAAGGAAGCGTGGGAAAGCGGCCAGAAGCTCATCGAGCGCGGATACACCGAACAGGGCAAACAGATGCAGGAAGAGGCCCACGCCCGTGCAGAGAGTATCCGGCGAGACAGCGGGTATTCCGGTGGTGACAGCGGCGCTGGTTTTATCACGCCCGAAATAAAGCAGGATGAATATGCGGGTATGTCCGACGCAGGACGAAAAAATCTGCGGATCGCTAAGTCCTACTACAACTACGGCAAGGAAACCGGCGACAAGGGCCTCATGGATGATGCCGCTGAGTATGGCAAAGCGGTCCGTCTTGACCCTGCTAGCTACGACTTGGAACGTGCTCTTGCCTGGGAGAAAAAGCAAAAGGACGTTGCGCCGGAACGCCTCAACACAGACGGCAACGGAAGAACCATCTACACCCCTACGGAGTGGGACAGAGAGCAGAGCGAAAAGTGGGGAACTGCCGTTGGGAAAGGCCTTCTCGGCGGTTTCCAGACCTTGTTGGAAACGGCGAGAAAGGCAACTAAAAACGCCATTGAGAACCGCAATGACCCCGCTTATCAGTCTCAGAAATACACCGCTGATTATCTCCAACACAAGGCCAACAAAACCACAGACCAAGCAGAAAAAGAACGGCTGAATCAGGAAGCGGCTAAAATGCGCGAGACTTCCGAGGCGTTCAAGCACAACGATCCTGTGCCTTGGTACAGCGATGGTATGATGAACCTGAAAGAAAGCCGGGACGCGACCCAAGACCTGGTTGCATCCAGAAAGACCGAGGCCGGAAAGTTAATGACTCAGGCTGGACTTTCTATGCTGCAAATGGCTCCGTTTTTGGCTGCTAATGCAATTCCCGGTGTAGGTCAGGCTGTTTCTTTGGGCGGCATGGGCGCTCTGGCCGCTGGCCAGAAAGCCGGTGAACTGCAAATGAATGGTACAGGTGCAGGAGAAGCTTTGGCCCGTGGCCTTGTCTCCGGTGGTATCGAAGCGTTCACCGAGAAAATCCCTATGGACAGCTTGCTCAAGCTGGTCAAGGGGGGCGGTGGCACCAACTTTATTAAGGCGGTGGCAAAGCAGGCAGGCATTGAAGCAACAGAAGAATCCGCTTCCTACACCATGAACTGGCTGGCAGACAAAGCAGCGCAAGACCCCAACGCCAAATTCAGCTTAAAAGAGTTGCTGGAAAACGCCGCTGTTGGCGCGATCTCCGGCGGCGTATTCGGCGCAGGTGGACATGTGATCGGCAGTGCCATGACAGCCGGTAGAACGCCTTACAGGCAAACTTCCCCCACCGAGGACACCACACCCATCCCAACGGTCGAAGAAGCTCCCAGACCAATTCAGGAGCAGCCAACGCAAGAATCTGCAAATCCCTTGATTCGCGCTTCTCAGGCGCAGGAACAGAAGCCAACCGTAAAAGAACAAGTTGCAGAAAAAAGGTGGCAGCGCAAACGGCTTTTGGAACTCAACGAACAAGAGCAGGAGTTGAACGAACGTTTCAAAAGCGCAAACAAACGCGCATTTTCTGCGAAAACAGACGCAGAAATGCAAGAAGCTATCAATGAGCAAAATGAGATCACTGCGGAAAGAGCAAGAATCTCAAACGAGCGTGAAGAACTGGAAGCGCGTTTGAGCGTTCCGTTCCACCCCGACCTGCGAACAAGAACGCAAGAGGTGGAACCCGTGCAGGAACCTACACGGAGCGCAAAAGAGCGATTGGAAGCTGCACAGCAGGCTTACCGGCAACGAATCCAGGAACAAGCACAGGAAAACCAGGAAACCAGATCGCAGATGCAGAGTGCAAGAGAACGCCTGGAAGCTGCACAACAGGCTTACCGGCAACAAGTCCAGGCACAGCAAGAACAGCTTGCAGAAGAAAATCCTCCTAAAGAACTTTATCAGGAACTTGATAATGAGCTGTTCAAGTTGAAAACGAGAGAACGTGAGATCGAAAACGAAAGCAAGGCTGACACCAGAAGTATCTATGAAAAAGGATATAGAGAAGATTTACGCCTTCGTTATAAAGAGCTGGAAGATATAGCTGAAAAGAAGCGAGAACTCATTGCAAAAAAAGCAGAAATCCTAATGCAAAATGAATATGTTCGTGCTTCTTTTTCAGAAGAGGAGCGCTCTCTTTATGATTCTCTGAAAGCAGCTGAACGAGAAAATAATGAAGCGTGGGACGAACTTAAAAAAATTCCTCCTTTTAGCGAAGACCCAAGAATAGACGCAATTTCTGAACGAGCAAGAAACGCAAGACATAACCTCACAGAAATTAAAAAAGAATGGGTTCAGGTGGCTAATGATTTGATGGAGCGTTTTGCACAGACGCAAGATAGCCCAAACTTTGTGCAAAGTCAACCGCAAGATACGCAAGTTCAGCAAAACACAAAGGTAGACAGCAAAGTGCCGCCCAACGAAGCCTATATCACGGCAAAGGAAGCCATTCCTGGGGCTGTGAAACGCGGGAGCTTCGAGGCATATAAGGAGCAGAACCGCCTTGCTTTGGAACTTGGAGAAATCACGGAAGAACAGCTTTATCAAGAGTGGGAACAAGGACAAACACTTGCTCAATCTCATGCTCAATCTCATGCTCAATTTGAACCTCAATCTCAAGCTCAAACAAAGGAAGCCATTCCGGTAGCTGTCAACGAGGAAAACAGTCTTCCGGAAGGAATGGGCGCAGCTTCCAAAAATTTTGCTGGCGACTTTGCTTCCTGGGTGGAAAACACGCCTGGTGACCAGTTCCATAGAATCAATGAAAGCGCCTATCAGCAGACGGAAGCAGAGCAAGGGAGAGCAAGGGAAGAAATTCCTACCATGAACCCCTATGGTCGCCTGACCAGTAAGACCGCTTCCACACTGATGAACGCCAATATCACTCCCAATGATTTTGTAACCAAGATGGAGGATGCTCTTGCCAGAGGTGAGTTTTCCAGAATGGTTTACAGCGACGCAAAAGCCATCGCACAGGTTCGGCAGAAGATTGAAAACGTAGGCTTCCAGAGAGCGAAGGAAGACTGGATGGGAGCTATGCAGAATGGCAATTCCAGCAAGTTCAATACCGCTATGGGTATCACCCTGTACAACAACGCAGTGAACGCAGGAGACGCCATCGCAGCGCTTGACATTGCCAACACAATGATCGACTACGCAAAGGATACCGCACAGGCTTTACAGGGTTTCAATCTTATCAATAAAATGTCCCCGGAAGGGCAGCTCTATTCAATCACGAAGACTGTTGAAAACCTGAACGAAAAGGCGCGGAGACGATCTAAGGTGGACAAGGAAACCGGGCTTCCAAAATTCGAGGATATTGAGCTTGACCCTGAACTGGTCCAGCGCTTTTTGGACGCAGAAACCCAGGAAGAACGGGATTCAATTCGGAAAGAAATTTACCAGGATATCGGCAGAAAAATGCCCGCGACCTGGCAGGATAAGTTCGATACGATTCGATATACCATGATGCTTGCAAACCTTCGCACGCACGATAGAAACTTAGGTGGCAACGCTGGTTTCATGCCTGTCAGAATGATGAAAAACGTTGTAGCAGCTTCTATGGAAAGTGCGTTCAAGGTCAATGATCGTACAAAGGCGTTGATTAACGTAGGAAGCAAGGCGGACAGAGCTTTACTGCAAGCTGGCTGGAACGATTTTTTGAACGTGGAAGACTTCATTAAGAATGGCGGAAAGTATGATGAGGCTCAATCTATTATCCGAGACAATCAGCAGGTATTTACTTCTCCGGTCGGGAAATCGTTCCAGAAGATTTCTGATGCAAACTCTTGGCTTCTTGATAAAGAAGATATGATCTTTTCTCGCCCTGCTTACGCAGAATCGCTCGCTATGTATTTGAAGGCTAACAAAATCAGCGCCGTGGACTACATGAACGACACGATCTCTCAGGAAGCAAAGAATAAGGCGCAGGAATATGCCATTTTGGAAGCTCAAAAAGCCACCTACCGAGACCTGAACGCTTTCAGCGAGTTTGTTACTCGGTTGAATCGCCTGAAACACAGCAACAACGCCGTGGAACGCGCTGCAAGCTATCTGGTCGAAGGTCTTCTTCCCTTCAAGAAGACCCCTGCAAATATCCTGGTTCGCGGCGTGGAGTATTCTCCCATTGGCCTTGCGAAGGGCCTGACCTACGACTTGGCCCAGGTGCGAAACGGCAACAAAACGGCGGCGGAGGCCATTGACAACATTGCCGCTGGCCTGACTGGTACTGGTTTGCTGGCCTTGGGCGGCCTCATGTTTGCGAATGGCTTGGTCTCTGCTGGCAGTACCGGCGACGACAAACAGGACGATTTCAACGACCTACGCGGTGCTCAGAGCTACGCCTTGCAGATCGGAGACAAGAGTTATACACTGGACTGGCTGGCCCCAGAAGCTCTTCCGTTCTTCGTTGGCGTGGAGTTAAAAAACGCTTATGACCAGCGAGAGGGCCTAAACTTCTTCCAGTTCCTCGATGTTCTGAAAAACGTCGCAGACCCAATGCTGGAAATGTCTATGCTGCAATCCCTGAACGACACCATTGATAACATCAAATTCAGCGACAATGGCCTTGGCGCTATCGTGTCAAACGTCCTGACAAACTACCTGACCCAGTTCCTTCCCACTCTGGGTGGCCAGATCGAACGGACAGGGGAGAACACCAGACAGAGCACCTTCTATGACCCCAACAGTCCCTTGCCCAAGTCCTTGCAAAAATTGATTGGCAAGACACTGAACAAGGTTCCAGGTCTTGAATATAACCAAATCGACTACCTAGATGCTTGGGGCAGAACGGAAGAAACAGGTACTCCGTTACAACGTTTCTTTAACAATTTCTTGTCCCCTGGCTATTCCTCTACCTGGAACTCTTCCGCTATGGAGGACGAATTGCAACGGCTTTATGACGCGGGGTATACTGACGTGTTCCCCAGTTCTGTAAAACAGTCTGCTGACTTCATGGGCGGGAAAATGACGGCTGACCAGTGGTCTGCACGGCAAAAAGCACAGGGGCAAGAAGCGTATCAGCTTTTGACTGCATTTATAAACAGTGATTCGTACAAGAATATGGAAGACAGTGAGAAAGCAGAAATGATTTCTTCCCTCTATGATTTTGCGAAGAACAAAGGCCTCGATTCTATTGGCGGAGAAACTTCCAGCTTCTATCAGAAGGCGAAAGATGCAGGATTCACAGGGCCGAAGGAGATTCAGGCGTTGATTTCCGCAAAATCCACCATGGATACAAACGGAAACGGAAACCTTGACATGGGTGAATTGTACAGTGGAATCACAGCGGCTACAACGGACACCGCAGAACGCGAAAAACTTTGGAACGTGTTGAAGAACGCTAACACAAAGAAAACTTGGGAAGAGGCGGCTTCGGCAGAAGAAAAGGCCAAAGCAAAACAAGAGAAAGCGAACAAAGAGTTGAACGGTATGTCAGACGAAAGAAAACAAGAATTTGATAAGGCTGGCGAAGAATATAATGTAAATTCTTACAACGGCATTTACGACACTGTTATGTCCGTGGATGCTACCGAAGCAGAACGTGAAGCATACTACAACTACATCAGATCGAAACGGTCGAATCCCTGGAAGAAATCTTGGGCAGAAGCCAAAGCGAAGGTTGAAAAGGAAAGAAAGAGCGGAAAATAACAAGAAGGGCCACCCACACCGGGCGGCCCTTCCTTTTATCCTTCGATGAACTTGGGACAGCTTTCCACTTTGTACGACAGGGAGAAATGGACTTTCCCTTCCCCTCCCTGTACTTTCAGATCACGCCGCACAGCCACCCAACCGGTGACCGGCTGGAAGGGCCGTGACCATTCGCAACCATACTTGCCGTCCGCTGTGGGGACTGCGTGCTTGCAGTCGATACAGATGGTGTTCGGTCTTTCCGATTCTCTCCTTTCCAGTTTCTTTTCTGCTGTCTTTCTAAGGTATTTTTTCCTGTCCATCTCCTTTTGTTTCTCAAAACAAGAAACACAGGTTTGGACGCCAGGTCTATGCGGGAATTTTCCACATTTTGCACACAGCCCAGCAGCCAGACGCTTAACACGGCGTCTTTCCCGCCTCACTCGTTCGTCAGTCATTCGACTTCTCCTCTCCCGTGATGAGTTCGGAGTAGGGGAGTGTTTCAATCCAGCTGCAGAACTCCCGCCATTCATCCAGTTTGTGGTTTTTGCGTGCGTGGTAGATGTTGGCGAGTACCTCGTAGTTCAGCATCAATGTGCGCCGCTGATTGTAACTCTGGGGGAGGAGGTTTATCATTTGTTTCCACCATCGCTTATCTCCGGTTTGCAAGAATTCCTTGCGGCAGTAGTTAATCGTTTCTATCGTGTCAATCAGGACGAGCATCGGACTTTTGCAAGTACCGTCAAACTCATCTCCTCTCATCAGGTTTTCGTGGCTGAAATCATCCAACGTAAGGTCCCTAGAGTGTAGCTTGTGCATAGTGGAGCAGGAGTTTGATACCGTCCCGACCTTGTATGTGTCCATTTCGGACCAAAACGATCTTGGCGCGGTAATATCGGCATACACCACGATCATCCGCATAAATTTGCGATGATCGGTGCCGGCCCTGGCAAGGCGCTGCATCAGCTCGAAGTCGTTCTTTCCGATGCAGAAAATGTCCTCCTTGAAGTAGTCCTCGTCTCTGCGTGGGCAACCTCCATGAACTCCTACACGGCAATCCTCGAAACCGTCACTGCTCTTGCACAGTTGGCTGTCCGACCGTTCCCAGGAGTTCATGGGGTTCCGCATCCCCCGGATAGCGGCCTCCCAGCCGACTACTTCGGCGTGTTCAAAAGTAATCATTGGTTCCCCTTTCCAACTTGTGCATTTTTTGCACAGGTTACTCACTTTCCATATAAATCCGCCGCAATTTCCCCAGCGCAGGCTGCGTAGCCTGCCACATCAACCCAGTTGTCCTGGTGTTTCGGGTTCTCCTTAGCGCGGGCGATTTTCAACAACACCATCATGTTTGCCACGTCCACAGGGTCGATTTCCTGGCCGGTGCCAAGGTACGCTGTCCACAAATCAGCGATAGCACAAAAACTATCCTCCGGCCTGCCGTGCGTATCCTGCCTATCCAGGCACACGCACTTTTCTGCGGCGTCCAGGATGGTTTTTCGTGTGGTGGGTTTTGCGTTCTGGTATTCCAACGCATCGACGCACCCATTCCAAGCTCCTTTTGCTTCCAAGTCGTTGTGCAAACTAAAAGGCCCCTCATGGTTGCATTTCATGCAACGGACAAAATACCGTGTCTCCTCGCCTTTGGTTATGGCGATAGCCTGCAAGGTTTTCCCACCGCAAATGGGGCAGGGCTTGATTTCCAACTCCATTATTTCCCCTCCATTTCTTCCAACCGCTTCTTGTTCCGTTCCCACTTCCACACGGATATATCCGCATTGGGTTTCAGTTCCAGGGCGATAGCACAGGAAACAACGTCGGTGTATTCTTCGTCCAACTTATCCAGGTAGCTCCTTCCGCCCTCTTTAACCGGGTTATCTCCCCGCAAAACTCTGGCGAGTTTCAGGGCACAGTGGGCCAACTCCATACATTCTTCCGCTAGGGCTTCATAGCAGGCAGCATAGCCTACCATGGCTGGGAAATCTCCCCAGCATTTCATTTTATCCGGGATGTTCATTTTCGTTTGCATGTTAGTGCCACCTTATCCTTGAATCTGCTGCAATGCCATCTGGTATCCAACCGCCCACAATACAACACGCTGGTCGATTCGTTTTCCGGCATCTACGAAATCAGACTCCCACCAGTCTGGGTTGTATTTCTCCATGAGATCGGTGAGTTTGTCCGGGTAGTAAGAGTTTTCTCCGAGGTTGATATCCTCCAGGATGGTCAGCATCTCGTCGAAATCTTCCTCAATTTCCTCCCGTGTAAAGTTATAGGAGTCTATATCATCCAGATACTCCTGCTTGATTGCATTGAGGTCAGCTTCAATGTCTTCCGTGCGATAGCAGTATTTGTTGCTTGCACACTTAAATTTGCCCACAAAGTACGGGATGTCCGAAATGTATAGAGCCAGGTTTTTGGGACTCACTTCGTTGTACCAGCAGGCAATACAGTCACCAAGGTCGCCGCTAACAATGAAGGTGCCACGCTTAATATCCAGAATATAACGGATATAGTAATCACCAGTACCAGAGATATGACGCCAGTCCAGGATGAAAAACTTGTTGTCGTTCTGTACAACAGTGGCTTTGTGGTTCTTGAACCGTTTATGAGCCACGGTTTTCCGTTGCTCAAGATAATCATAGTAACCCATGGTATTTCTCCTTTCAATTTCCAACCGGCATGCCTCATTCACCGTTTCAATGCTGTCGTAGTGTTCACGGTGTTCAGGGTTCAGGATTTCAATCGCACGTTCTATTGTCATTTGATACTTCCATTTTCTCACCGCAGATCGAGCATAATGTCACTGTCTGAACCCCCGGATATGCTGACCATGATTTTCCCGCCCTGCTGGGCTTGGTGGGTGATATGGTCTTCGGTTTTTATCGCAGCATCTAGGATAGTTGGGTTGTTGGGAAACAGAGCCAGTAGCTCAGTCATCGTTTTAGGCATCGTTGCCAATCTCCTGAAACAGCCGGGACGGAGTAGCCGCCTTCTGTCCGATATATTTTCCAGCGTATTCATCCAAAATCTCACCACACACGGTGTGGTAGTAGATTTGGCAGATTTTCATTCCGGGATAAACCCTAACTGGTTCCGTTGCCACCATTTCGAGCGTCCATCTGCCCTTAAAGCCAACATCCCCGAACCCCGCTGTGACGTGTACGCCCAGGCCCAGACGGCCCACAGAAGAGCGGCCTACCAGCATGGGGACTAGGTTCCGAGTCTCGGTCCATTCCTCCGTGGACGCGATATACACGCGCCCAGGCTTCAACACATAGCCTTCCGGCGGGATAATGATCTCCCGCGTGCGGTTGTCTCGTTTGGGGTCCAGGACAGCTTCTGTATACGTAAGCATTTTTGGATGCAGACGAAGGTTGTAGCTGTTGGGGCCAAGCTGGGAATCATCAAACGGCTCAATGATGATATCCCCCTTGGACATGCGCTGTCGGATTTCGTTCCCGGACAGAATACCGAATTGATTCAGTTCGTTCATTCATTTTCCTCCTATGCGGGGCACAAGGCCCCGCGATTGTTAGATTTTGGATTAGATATCAAAGCCGAAGCAAACGCCGCGGCTGTAGCTGGCGTTGGAGCCGGTGGTGCTGCTGCCGTCGCTGTTCACATAGCAAAAGACCGTGGCGTTGGTCGCACCCGGGGTTGCTAACCAATACGGAAACGGGATGCCACTCAACGTTTTAATCCGGTTTTCCTTCTTGAAGTAACGAGAAAGTGCTTCACACACCTTTTCTTTTCCGTATTCGTTTTCCCCGAAAACCTCTTTCTCGCGCAACAACCGAAGTGGTTCGGTTATAATCCCCTGCAAATCGTCCGGCAACAAACGAAACAGTTTGCTTAGATAAGCCTCCATCGTACTTAGCTTCTCTCCGTTTTCTGCAGCCCAATTCACACTCATGCAATGGGCATCTTCGAGCAGGTTTTTCGTAAAAAACGTTGCGCTTCTGTGCCCTGCACGTTCGCACACCAGCGTGACTTTTTCGCCAGTTTTCAGCACAATGTCGATTTCATCACCGACATTCAGCGGGTTGGAAGCGGCCTCTATATCGTCTTTCAGCTCTGCCCACGTCGTTTTAAGTGTACTGTTTTTCTTGATTTCGATCATTGGTTTTCCTCCTTTTTCGTGGGTTCACGAAAATGCTCGATGGTTATCGCCGTTCTGGGGTTCTCCTTGTCGTATAATACCAGACTTCCATCGTGGGATGCCACGATTTGGCTGTTATCATCGTCCAGGATACCGGCGCGAACCAGCACGTCCGTTGCAGCTTCGAGCAGGTTGTTCAGGTCTACCCGGCGGCGGGTTGGCATGTAGAACTTACACTCTACGTTACAAGGGTAATCGATCTTGGGCGGCTCTTTGCCGCCGAAATAGGCTTGCAAGCACTTGATGGCTTCTCGTTCGTAGGCCACATACTTAGCCGACGGGATGATAATGGACCGTCCGTTGACTTTGATGATGCGTTGCGAGTTCTTTTTGGTCACGGGGGTCAGGGGAATGACAAATAGCATGGTACCTCCTTCATAAAATCCGACCGTTGGTCAGGTAGTAGTCTAGCGTCACTTTACCAGTAGGGCCGTGTCGGTTTTTGGCAATCGTGGCCTCCAATACAACAGGGGTCACAGGGTCGTGCTTGTATTCTTGGTCGTAGTAGTCTGGACGATGCAGCAGAATGATGCCGTCCGCATCCTGCTCCAGACCTCCGGAATCTCGCAGGTCAGAGATCACAGGGCGCTTGTCCGTCCGCCCGGTAACTTCCCGGTTGAGCTGGGCCAGGCCGAGAATCGGGATATTCATGCGCAAGGCCAACCGCTTCAAGTCACGGGAGACTTGTGACACCCCTTCATAGCGCTTGACCTGCTTGTTGTCCGGCTCGATGAGACCGACGTAGTCCACGCAAATCATGGCTAGACCTTTCACGGCACGGGCCATATTCGCTATATCAGACACCGTGGCACCTGGATTGCGGTTCAGCGTCAGCGGCAGGCCGTGTATCTGCGTAGCCGCTTCTGTCACCCTGTCCACGGCCTGGGCATCCATCTTTCCGACAAGCTCCTGCGTGGAGAGGCCGGTTTCCAGAGCTAGGAGCTTCTGCGTGATCTGTTCCTTGGACATTTCCAGAGAGACAAACAGCACCGGCAACCCCTTCTTCGCTACCTTACGGACGATGTTCAGGCCAAGCGTGGTCTTACCCATGCCCGGACGGCCTGCCAGAAGGTAGAAACCGCTGTTGAGCAAGCCACCTCCAAGCACTCTGTCAATGTATTTATATTCAGTTTTTATGAATAAACATACACCTGTCTGAATCTCGTCCTGAAGGACCAGGAAGTCGGTCAGAGCATCGGAGAAGCTGATCGTTTCTCGGCTTCGTTCGTTGCTTTCGATGTCTTGTAAGGCTTTCTGGGTAGCAGCTATAATCTCTCGCGGTGAAGTGTGACTGATGCTTTCTGTCTCGATGTTCCTGGCGATCTCCTGGAGTTGCCGCCGCATGGATGCCTCTCGCGTGAGCTTGATATAGGCGGACACATTGGCGGCTGTGGGCGTGATCTCCATGAGCTGCATGAGATACTGTGTCCCTTCGTTGCCTTGCAGGGCACCAGCCTTACGGCAGGCTTCCAGGATGGTCACAGGGTCGATGGTTTTCCCAGCGCTATCCAGCGCGGCGGCGGCCCTGTAAATTTCTTGGTTCAGCGTAGAAGCAAAGTCCTCCACCCGCAGAGCTTCCCGGACTTCCGGGAATACTCTGGGGTCGATGAGGATGGAACCTAGAACGGCTAGTTCTGCGTCCAGGTTATAGCCTACGGCTTCGGTCATAGGTCATACCACCTTCTTTCTTTCTCGCGGACAACGGCTACATTAGGCTTAGAATGGCTCAGGAACGTTCCTAGCCCTATTCGAGGGTAACTATACTGGTATAGGGTCTAGGAACGCTCCTGGGGCTATAAAACACGACGAGACGCTTACTTGTAGATTCCACGTCCTTCTTCGTCGTAACCCACGAACACCGGGGCGCGGTAAGCCTCTTCTTTTTTTGCTTGGGAAGAGGCGTTGCTTGCGTCCCTTCGTTCCCAAGTCCGAACAGCAGCTTTCCAGTCCTTCATGGGTTGCTTGCCTACTTTCCAGCCGACAGCTTCATAGTAGTCCAGGAATCGGGAAGCATCGACAGAGTTGTTTCTTTCCCGACAGTAAGCTTCGACCTCTTCCAGCTTGGGAGGAGTAAATCTCTTTCGCTCTCGCTTGGGAGTGGGTTCCCCCCTCTGGGGGGTATCTTTAGATTTATCTAAAGATATAGGGGGGATATATTCAGTATTTACTATATCAGTATTTATTTGTGCGGGGTTAACCGTACACTGGAAACCCGTACACGGCCGCTCTCGGAACGTGTATTCCATTCCGGAGAACTTCCCGTCCGTTTCCTGCCTCTGACTTCTGGTAAGATAGCCGTATCGTTCCAACTCTTTGAGTTGAGAAGCGATGCTGTCTACTCCATCCTTGCAAATAGCCGCAAGGCCGCGAACCGTGTAGTCCCACTCAGGGGGAAGAGCTAGAACGGTAGACAACAAGCCTCTCGCCTTGTTCGACAGGTTCTTGTCTCGCAAGTGATAGTTGCCCATTGTCGTGTAATTTTTGTTTCTGTCTACTCGGATGATATTACTCACGATATTCCCTCCGACGCTTCATCCAAAGGCTTGCTTCTGCGAAGAAGTCCTCTGGTTTTACATCAAAGTCAATGTACCCACGATCTTTAAGCTCAATGACAGCAGAGATAAACTCGCCTGCCTTGCTGCTGGACAGATCGAATACTCTTGCATCGTTGAACGGGATTCCGCTCTGAGAAAGTTCATAGAACAGGCTCAGAAGTCCTTTAGCTTCAAGGGATAACTTACTGTCAAAGAGGTGGTCGTTCGGCATAGCGATAAAACCCTCTCTTTGTCTGATACTCACGCTCATGCAATCACCTCCTTAGAAGGGCAACGGTTCCTTGTCCTGCGTCATATCCTGGAAGGGGTTGGCACTGGTGAAGGGGTCAGCGGCTGGAGCGTGGAAATCGTAGGAAGTGGCAGGAGCGGAACCGATGAGCAGCTTCTTCATGGGCACCTCGAAGTTGCCGGTCTGGATATCCTGGATACTGGCAGAGTTCACAACCTTGAGACGAGTGCCAATGGTGCCGTCCTTCTTCTGGTACTCTTCTTCGCCCAGAACCACGCCGAAGTAGCGGCCACGCAGGCCCTGCACGTTGTCCTCAGTGAATACATATCCACGGTTGGATTCTTCCACAGCCTTCTTGAAGTGTTTGAAGAAGCCAAGCGCAGCCTCCTTGTAGCTGGCGAAGTAGGGGGTAGGCCAGAACCCGGCACGGGCGTAGGTCTTCCCGTTCTCGCCCTTCCACTTACCGGAAGCAAACTCCCACTCGATGAGCAGATACTCCTTACTCTCCACGTCCTTCACGGCGGTGATCTGCGCGATGTAGCCGCCGGGTTCGGGGTTGGAGAAGCCGGTGCTTTCCTGTACGTTATCCCAGTTGATCTTTCTCATGTTCGTCAGTCTCCTTTTCGATTTCCAGGGGACAATCATCCCCTACGTAGTGTTCTGGATAGGCAACGATCTTCTTGTTCAGCCCGCAAGAACGATAGTTGCGCTGATAAAATGGGCACTGGTAGCAGCTGAGGGATACATTCCCTCGGAAGTCTACCGGGAACCCCACTCTCACGGTGGCGCTGGCAAACACATACCGCGCCACACCGCTGTCAGGCCTGCCCATTGGGGGCCTCCTGTGCGGGTTCCGGGGCGATGCCCCAATACTCGCGGATAGCCGTGTCCACCGCCTTGAGGTCGTTCTCGATCTCAAGAGGGAAGAGGTCTTCAGGCGATTTGCAGATGTCGCCACCGTCGCTGTTGGTGCGGAAGTAGTGGTGGTCTTTGTCGGCTAAGCAGTGCAGGCAGATAGTAACCATGCCCTCGATGCAGACTTTCTCGTCCAGCAGCTTGCCGATGGTGCGGAGCTTGGTGTTTCCGTAGTCATCTGCCTGCTCGTGCATGATGATGTACACGATCTTGTTGGCAGGCAAGCTGTACTGAATGAACGACATGAGCTGCCAGAATTCATCCGCGATAGCGTTGAACAAGTCGAACGTGTTTCCACCACCTTTGGGGCCACTGTGCCCACGCATGAAGTGGTTGGTGAGCAGGTAACCGGCATCGTCAATGACGGCAGTATCGACCGGCATCTTTGACAACCACGTCTTGATCTCTGCGTAGTTATCAGAAATCAAAGTCCACTTGAACTTGCCCCGGAAGGGGAGCGGTTTGCCGATGGGGTTAATAAGGACCAGCTCATCGGGGGAGAAGTTTTTGAGGGAACGGCTTTTGCCACTGCCGGACTTGCCGTACACCAGAACGGGAATCCCCATGCTTAACCCTCCCCTCTGAGACGGCAGTCAATCCACTCATTGAAATCGTCGGAGCGATGGTCTAGGTAAGCCAAAACCTCCGCTTCGTAAATTGACTGACAGAAGTCTACGAAGTCGATCGGTTCCTCCATGATGAAGTCACGGATGATCTCGCGGGTGATCTCCACGGTCTTTTTCACTTTTTCAACATCCTTTCAAAGAAGTTCGCGCAGACCGGACAGACATACACGTCTGGGCCTGGTTCGATGGCGCTTACATTCCAGTGCTTAGAACACCGGATACAGCGCCGATACACGGGGTGGTCGTGGGTCATCGCAGCACCCGCAGGGGAATCCCTGCCTTAGCCATGACGGCGTTGAGCTTGTGCTGCTTGGATTCCTTGGCACGACGGGCTTTGACGTTCTCCTCCATGCGGGGAGCGATGGCTCTCAGCAGAGCGTCCATGTCGTGCTTGGCTTTGATGGCTTGTACAGCGTTCATTATTTCAACATCTCCTTTGGTTCTAACTTGGCAGCTTCCACGCGGTAGGTCCGGGTTTTGCCGCCTCTGATTTTTCGTGTGATGATCTGGCCCAGTAAGGTCTTCTGGTCAGATTTGTACTCCGTCCGCCGGTGGTCTTCCCAACAGACGTGTCCGTCGTCGTTCAGACGGATGTGTCGGATGCGGTAAATCATAGCCTGCCCTCCCGGCGACGTATGTAATTGGATACTCGCCCGGTAGCCTTGCGCCAGTCCAGGATAGATTGTTTCCGACAGTGCAGCTTGTTGGCTATGGCGGTGTCGGAATCGCCCAGCTCATAGAACTGAGCGGCTTTCTCCACGTCGAAGTCCCAGGCCTTACTTGTCTTGGCGATCTGCTTCTGTGTGTCCGTCAAAATGAATTTGCCGGACTTGGCTCTGCCCACGGTCTTCTTGCTGCATCCGCCGCCTGGTTTCATGGGGACGCCGCGCCGGTGGCCCTCTACGAGGATGTAGATACAATCCCCGTAATAGTCATGGTAGCGACAGCCATCACATCCCTTGGTGTGCTTGCGGTCGGTACCTGCGATAGCGTTCCAGCGGATCGCGTTCACGTCCCAGCGCTGATTTCGCCCAGGTTTTCGGGTGGTGTGCCCGGAATCGCTCATAGGCTCACCAACTTTCTGGCAAGCACGTGGGCGGTGATGCCGCCTTTTCCAACGGCGAGATATTTCTCACACCAGTTCCGGCTCTTTCCGGTGTAGATTTGGACTTCCTCTTTAGTGAGGATGCGGTTCCCGTTGCTGAAGGACAGGATGTCTTCCAGCTGGTCCCGGAAACCGGGCAATTCTCTGGGCATTTTGGCCCTCCTTTCTTGCATGTCGGACCTGAACCTGCTATAGTGGGTTCAGGAAGGGGGTGAATGGGGATGGAAGACGAAAACAAGTCGATTGAAACACCAGAGAAACCCAAAAGAGTTTGGGAAGCGTGGAATGTCATTGTGATCGTCGTCGCGATGGTTATCGCGGTTTTGGCTGGATTTGCTGCCGGTGAGTATGTCGGTGAGAATAACCAAGATGTTTACTTTGCCAAACTCGAAGAAAAGCAAACCGAACTAGAGCGATACGGAACCGCTGTCGCAAACCTGAAAGCGCAGGTCCAGGAACTCACGGAAGAGAAGAACGCTCTTCTTGGCAACCAGGAAACAGAGGAACCAGAGACGGAACCGGAACCCAAAGAGGAACCAGAACCGGAACCAGAACCGAGCTACGACACCAACGCACAGGACACTTGCTCCGCTGGCAACCTGGACGAAACCGAGACCTCATCAAGTGCCAGTGATGAGATCATCGTCTACGTGACCAGGACAGGGGAGAAGTACCATCGAGAGAATTGCTCCTACCTGAGACAAAGCAAGATCGAGACAACGCTCTCAGAGGCCGTAGAGGACGGTTACACGCCTTGTAGCCGCTGTCACCCACCAACCGAATAACCATTGTAGGAGGCCGTCTAGGGAAACCTGGGCGGCCTTTCCTTCTCTCCTCATTCTCCGTTTGGAGAATCAAAGGGTAAAAAAATATCACGGACGGGGATGCCGGTTTCCTGTGATATTTTGCAGAGTTGGCCAACAGTGATAAGGGACAAGTCCTTTTCCAGTTTGGAATAGGTTCCTCTATTCACACCAAGGACTTTAGCCATGTGCGCCTGGGTCAAACCTGCGTGATTTCTGGCCTGCTTTACGGTGAATTGCAAGTGGCTCACCTCCTTTACTGTGTTTAGTATAACTCTCCAAAAGAAGAATGTCAAGTACAAAATGGAGATTTTGGAGATTTTTTTGTTGCAAAGGAGATACAAATATGATATAGTGAACTTGAGGTGAAAAACCAATGAAAATATCTGAGAAGTTGATTCGGCTCCGGGCAGAATACAATTTGACCCAGGACGAACTAGGGAAAATTGCGGGAGCGTCCAACAAGTCCGTTTCCGCGTGGGAAAGGGGCGATAAGACGCCGCGTCTGAAGTATGTGCAGGCGATTTGTACACACTTTGGAATCGACATGTATGACTTTGTAGATGAAGAGACAGAAGATTACAAGAAAGAATCCCCCGCGCCCAAGAAGGACACGAGGGAGTGGCTGGAAGACTTACTTGTAGAACGGGGGTGGATACGGCGTGGAGAGGATATCACTCCCGCCCAGGCTAAATTTCTGATCGGCATGGCTACCATGATGGATGCGTTTTGGGATAGCCAGAGCGAGAAGTGAACGCACCTCTCGCGGGTTGTTGGTGGCATCTAAATGCCGTGCGACTAGATCGAGATTCATTGGTTCCCTCCATTTCTGCTTCCATTATATGCGGCCCTTCCTGCGGCGGCTGTGATGCAGTCACCAGGGACAGGATACCACGCAGGAACAACAGAAAAGGTAGAAACTGGGAGCTAATAGACAAAAGGAAAGAACCGTCCAGGAGTTGACGCAGGCCTGGACGGTTCTATTGGGGGTTGTATCTGGTATGGATACCCTCACACTATAACACATGTGGAGGTAAATTGCAATGATTAAACGCAAGGACGGACGCTGGCAGGAGCAAGTGAAACTTCCGGGGATGGCGAAGCCGAAGTATTTCTACGGAAAAACTCAGAAAGAAGTGCGGCGGAAGATGGCGGAGTGGAGCCAGGCGGAAGAGGAAGCGAAAACCAAAGCCGTGCTGTTTGAGACGGTGGCGGATGAGTGGCTCAATTTTAAGATCGAGGTGGATAAAGTCGGCTGGAACACAGAGCACGGATATATGCCCTCTCTGCGCGAAGCGAAGGACTGGTTTTCTGGGCGGAACATTGGCGATATCTACGCCGATGAAATCATGGATTTTTTGAAGAGTGTAGCGGCGAAGGGGCTGGGGTTTAGCGCTGTGTCTAAGCGGAAGAACGTGATGAACGGGATTTTTGATTACGCTATCTTGAAGCGTATGATTAAATACAACCCCGCGCGATCTGCAAGGCTGCCCGGAAACCTGCCAAAAGGGACCAGGGAGCCGCCGGAAGACGAACAAATGGATAAGGTGCGGGCGGCATTTGGTGGTGAAGGATTCGGGCTGTTTCCTCTGCTTCAGGCGTTTACTGGGATGCGCCGCGCTGAACTGCTGGCTCTGCGCTGGGAAGATTTCGATTGGGAGAAAAATCTGATCAGTGTGAAACATTCCGTCGAATTTATCAATGGTATCCCGCGCGTGAAAACGCCGAAAACGGATGCAGGAGAACGGGAGATATCCCTGTTGGAACCACTGAAGCGAAGACTTCCACGCGACAAAAGCGGGATGATATTTAAGGGGAAAAACGGCTACATGACAGCAAATGAATATCACCGCGCATGGAAACGATGGTGTATTTCTGCGGGGTTGGCAGAAGAAAAGGAACAGCCGGAAGGGAAAAAGAAACTGCGCGGCCTGGATAGGTGGAAGGTAACAGTTACGTCCCACCAGCTGCGGCACTATTATGCCACGATCTTATATGAAGCTGGCGTTGGAATGAAGGATATGCAAGACCTTCTTGGTCATGCGGATATACAAACAACGCTGAACGTGTACACGCACATCAGGAAACGGCAGAAGAGGGCGGCGACGGAGAGACTGAATCAATTTCTCTGTCAGGATGATGTAGAAAACGAGAAAAGCGTTGGTAAATAAGGGGTTTTAATATGTCGTCGTGTCTCGATTAGGCGAATTCCTGAATCCGAACAACAGAAAACCCGCGAGCCATTGAATACCAACGGTTTGCGGGTTTTTCTGTTCCTGTTTATGGGCTGTTTTTGAGCTGTTTCTGTGCCCTAAAATGCCCTATTTTTACCCAGAATAACCTATTCCGGCCTGTCAAATTTCTGTCAAAAAGGTATCCCCCCTCTCGGTCCTGATAACCGGGAAGGGGGGTTGTCGCGCTGAATCCTGCGAAGGATTACAGTTGCATTATACGACAACTTTCGTTGTTTGTCTAGGGGGCGTCAGCAATATAAAATTCCGTTTTTTATTCGTCAACACGGATGATGAGTTTCTCGTCGTCCTGCTCTGGGCGGGAGTCGTAGCACTCGATGGTGACTCCATCCTTGGCCGCGTCCTCTGCGAGACGATCTAGCATCTCGCTCGTCGAGATACGCTCGTACTCGTCACACTCGTCGCAGCCGAACCGGCCGCAACAGGGGCAGAATTCAAGGTCAGAACTCGTGTCATAGCTAACGGTCCACAGACCGTCATCCTGTTTTGCGTACTCTGTGTAGTACGCGTATTTACCACCGGTACAGCAGAGTCTTGGGTCATAGTCTGACAGGTCTGTCACGACTATTCTTTCAATATTCTTTTTCATTTCTGTTACCTCCATTGATTTTTTGCATTAACTCCTTTGCCTCATCTTCCCAAGGCTCCCCCTTCCAAAAGTCGGAGCTATAAGATGCAACTTCTTGCAACTTACGTCGAAGTCTCCAAGCTGCATCCTCTTGGACTTTTTGGTACTCAATGAGAATGTCGCTCTCTGGTGCATGGATGCCAAACAGGGCGCTCACTCGTCCGCGGTCGAAGCCGCTTTCTTCGTAGAAAGAGGCATCGTCGCTTCCCATTTAGCTTTTCTTTTTGTTGCAAAGAGCGGCGAAACGTTCTTCGTCATAGCCTGGGAATAGCTTCTTCGTTGTAGATTCGATAGCTTCTTTTTTAATCTTTCTGTGTGCCTCCTGTGCGTTCTTCAAGTAGATCAAGGCCGCTTTCAACGCGAAAAAGTTTTCCTTGAAATCTTGGTATTTATATATCTGGTATTTATTCATTTTTCTTCCTCCTAGTCTTTTCATTAATCTTACCAGGAATCACTTTGCTTTGCAATCCCTTTAGCCTGCCTCATCAGTGCCGGTAGGCTATTTCCTGCAGACGCCCGGAAGGGGCTGTCACTCTGCGATTATTTTCTAATTTTTCCAGCAATCCACATCTTTGGCTTGTGCAGATAAATATGATACCCTGCGTGCTCATCTGATTCACTTACAAAAGCTGTCATTTCGCTTTCGCGTATAAATTTTTCAATTGTGTTAGATGGTAACGTGCCCTCGTACCAATCCCCATCAACCGGGACAAAACATTTGTACCTAACGCAATCCTCGCTGTCTACCAAGAGTTCATACTTTTCATATCTTACGCGCTTCATAATGTGTTTCCTTTCCGCCCTGGTGGGCTGTCCGTTGGGGTGTTTCCCTTTGATGGCTCTATCTTACTATGAGTTAACTCATAAGTCAAGCCGTAAACCTGCACAAGGTTAACTCATAATTTTATGAGTTAACTCACAGAGGGAGCCGTGATACAATATAAGAGATAATAGATCAGGAGGGCGATGCCATGGCTACGGATAACTACAAGGGCACAGAGGCCCAGAAGGGCGCAGTAAAACGGTATCAGGCCGGGAGGGATGCTATCATGCTGCGGCCTAGCAAGGATGAGGGACGGGAGATCAGGCAAGCGGCGGCGGATGCCGGAGAGAGCCTGCAAGGGTTTATCCTGGGCGCTGTGAGGGCACGGATGGATAGTTGCCTATCCAAAGCCCAGGACGCCACACAGCCAACGCCAGATGGCACAGAGAGCATATAAGTATATAATAGAGTATAGAAAAGGGCCTGTTTCAATCCATCAAATTCCCTGATGGTAACAGGATCTTTCCATTAAATTTTCTAATAATACTTTTCGTATTCCTATTGATTATCTTGATAACGTATGGTATACTTGACTTACAAAAGCAGGATTAAGATTTGTATACTTTCAAATATATAAAACATTTTAAGCAAGGAGATGAAATCAATGGCAAACAAGAAAAAGATTGATTCTCCACAAAAATTGGACCTTTTCATTACACAATTTATTGAAAAGTGCCAAAAAGAAGAGCTTATCCCAACAGATTTTGAGTTGTGTAAATTCCTTCAGGTAAGCCCCACAACCCTTGAGAGGTATGCAAGGGATGGGGAGGAGGGGAGCACATATCACGGATACGCCGCCCCATTAAAAAGGCTCCAGCAATTCCGGGAGCATCGGCTGCTCACCATACTTGAACACGATCCCAAAGCCGGTACAGCAGCTATTTTCCAACTCAAACAAGCCAAAAACGGTGGGTACACCGATAGCCCAATTAATACAGGAGATCAGGGCGCAACTATCCCCCTCAAAATTCAGGGTGTGGGCGGCGCGGATGCGTTTAAGTAGTAAGCGTAGATACAATTATATATGTATCTGCGCTTCTCTGCTATTATGGCATGGACAACCCATTGATATATAAGGGTTTCTGCTGTGATTGACAGGGATTTGACAGGCTATAACACACCAGCACAGCAGGCACACCACCACCAGAACGGGCGAGGGCCTGGGCCTGTGGGGTGGGGGCTGGAGGGTGTGTTGCCCCG